AAGACAAGATCTTAAACGATCCACGCGAAGCCGCTATCCAGCAAAAGATGATGGCTGACATCAAGGCACTTATGCCAGAGCAACCTGCACCGCCCCCACAGGCGGCTCCAGAGGGCCAAGGCATTCCACAAGGCGCACCAGTACCGCAAGCACCCGAACCTGACGCACAAGGCTTCACAGGTGGCGGCGGTGGAGACAACGGCGGTAATGCACCTCAACCAGAACAACAGGCTGGGCCACCCCCACAACAGATTCAGTAAAAAGAAAGTTACCCAGCAATAATGGATAATGAATTTTTTATAAGTCTACTGCCCCTCGTAAATGACAAGCTACAATTTCAAAGCGTACAAGACTACGCCAAGGGCAGAATAGATATCCTCTTACAGCAACTCTCTACTGAGAGAGACATGAATAATGTTGTCAGAATGCAAGGGGCTATAGCAGAGCTTAGACGCTTTAGTACTCTGAGAGAAGAAGTCATTAAGGGGTCAGGTAAGTGAATTTAGAAAAGTTTATATCTGCAGGTGATGACTTAGAGGCTACCAGTGTAATGCCAGAAGCAGAAGGCTGGGAAGCAGAGTCTAAAAAGTATGCCGAACAGTTTCAGCTTCCAGAGATTACTTGGAAAGACGTAGGCAACGTAGCCTTAGACTTCACTCCCATCATAGGAGACATCAAGGGCGGCTATGAGACCGTTCAGATGATTGGTGAAGAGTTAGAGCAGGAAAACCCTAACTACTATCTGATAGGCGCTATGGGCGGTCTAGGGGCAGTCGGTACTGTATTAGGTTTAATTCCGGGGGCTGGTGACGCCGCACAGAAAGCTATTATGCGTGGCGCTGAAATGATGGCTGAGAAAGCCAACAAAGTTGTGGACGCTATGCCTGAGTATGACCCCAATACGGTAGGGTCTATGGGCGGCAATTTATTTGCTGGTAGAAAACCTGCTAATAAAGCTAACAAGGGAGAGCTAGACCCCGCAGGACTTTCTGGAACTAAACTACCCGACTATGCTGACCAAATTCAAAAAGACAATGTTCCTAAAGGCAATTTAATAGATAAAAAGCCCCTGACAATTGAGAAATTACAAGAAGATAAAGCTGTACTCATTCCCGCACAAGGAGATCGCGCTGCTACGGACGAAACCCTGTATGGGGTTGATGACGTTGTATTTGATAACCCTGTAGATTTGCAAGGCGGTAGAGGGTTTATGCGTAACCCTGCAACTGGACTTTGGGCCTCTGATGATAAGGTTGCGGGTAAAGTCGTACAATTGTCTGAAAAAATAGCGGATAGTGGCCGCACTCCTTATGTAACTTATGCTTCTATGGCAGGTCAGTCTGGCGACTTTAATACTATGATGAGCGACACCGTCATGGAATTAATTAGCAAATCTGAGATTAAACCGCAGAAAGTAAAAGAATATGACGAATGGGTTAAAAATAATGTAGACCCTAACTGGCCCGGAATACTTAATTCAGAAACCAAAGAATACTTAAATCTGCTTCCCGAAGAAGGTGGTATGGGTGGAACCAAGCGCCGACTTCTTTGGCAGGAATTAGATAAAGACCACTATCAAAAAGCTGGTTTCCCTCAGATGGGTTTAGCTAGAGTGGGTATTACTGAAGATGAACTTCTCATGTCACCTAAGATGCAGACATCTAGTGTGGGCAGAGTAAATCCTACCGGAGAGTTTTTAGTTGGCCCGCAGCTTAAACATAACACTTACAATCGACAGATTCCGGGGGAATATAGCGGAGAACTTGAAGACGTACCTTTGCAGCTTTTACAAAGGAAATTCTTTGAAGACAGACGCGCTGGAAACTTTAAACGGCAAGATGACCAAAGATCATTGGGTTTTAGGTCAAATACTATAATGCCCGCAGATCAACAAATGGTTGATGAAGTAAATACATATAAAGCACTCATAAGCGAAGCCGAAAAAGAAGCATATTTAAGAAGCCTTCCTTCTGGCGGCGGGCCTCTACCGGAGCCTAAAATTTATCGCTTTGGAGATAACGGTGGCCCACCTCTAAACGATCCACCTTTAGAAACTCAAATGGCTACAGCGTTTGGTGATGAGCTAGAGATTGGAACTAGCCAATTCAATATGGAAAACCCCAACGTAGTTCTAAAGAGCCATACCATAGATGACTTAGAGGCTATTGATTTAAGTAAAAGTACAGCGGGCGGCCCTAATAAAAATGCTATGATCAATGCTACCGTAGAGGAAGGCGCAGAGAAGTCGGTTCGTTTAAACCTAAATTCCAAAATTGATCCTGATGGACCACCTGCACCCTTCAATAGATTGCAGACCGTTCACCCAATAAACTCAAAAGGGGTTCCTAACTATAGTAAGGCAGAGTCCTACTTACCCGCAGTTACCTTAGAAAAGGGTACATTTCATGTAGATCAGAAAAAGCGAAGAGCTATAGCGGAAGATGGTAAAAAAGTTCCTGCCATGTCTGTTCAAGGCAATGTTACCTCACAGAGAAATGTTCTTAATGAAATGGATGATACGGTTGTAGAAGTAGGAATTAATCCCTTCGACAAACATCTCTTTATAGATATGAAAACAGGTCAGGCGGTAAAAGGCTTTGATATTGCTACCGTTTATAGAGACAGGGTTTATGCTAAGGGTGTTACCTACTGGAAAAAATCCGAAGCCCCAGAGCCGTTACCGGCCAAAGGTGATACTCCCATAAATAATCAAGTAAGATACGCTTTCAGCCGCGGCGGTTTAATGAGTGCAACATAGCGGCATCTATCATATCTGATATTTTTTCAATTTGCCCGTCTACGGCCCAAGGCGCATCCTGATCTTCGGGAATACACATTTTAATCGCCTTATAAACTTCATCAATAATACGATCACGTTTTTCAATATCTACAGGATCAATCATAGCACCTAGCTATTACATTTACTAACCGCTTGCAAGGAAATTTAATGGACCCGTTAGTAGAGCATCATTTCTATAACATAGCCAACGACAAAGCCGTTAAAAATGAAGACGGCACTCTGTCTACCGTCAGAAGTACTATTGTTGAAATAGACGGCATTCAAACTCTCATCCCAACGATCTGGGATGGTAAAGAAGTTGATACGCAGACGGCTATACAGAATGCACAGAAGTCTGAGGTAAACTGGCAGAGAGCCTTTGGGGATAACGCCATAGAAACCCTTAGAGACATTGAGATTGAGGGCAAGAAAGAGATGTCTGACCAGACAACTCCTGAAGAAGCTCAGTCACTCTTGGACACCTACTATGAGGACATAGACGGCATACCAGAAGCTGAAAGAGTAGGCATGAGAGATGTTGCGAAGCTAGGTCTGATGGGCGTGATGCTAGGCGGTCAGAAGCTAGGATTCAACATGGGTCCAGTCTGGGAGTCGATTAAGGGTAAGGGTTTTTCTGCAGGGGGTCTCAACCTAGCAGACAGTATGAAAGGCCGTTCTGAAGAAGATGAAGAGATTGCTGAAGAGAAAGAGCAAGTCGATGTCTCTAAGGCAGATACCAACGGTGATGGTTTCGCTTCTCTAGGAGAGAGAGAAATCCAACTAGCATTACAGAAAAATGAATTAATAGATGAGGAACAGATGCCTATGAAAGCGTATCATGGTGGAATGGCTTGCGGCTGCGGCGGTGAGTGTGACGGTTCATGTGGAATAACTGGATATGATGAGGTTTCTGGAAACCCCATTCCTATTGGGTCCACTGCCGAAAATGTACGGGATGACATAGACGCTAAACTAAGCACAGACGAATATGTCCTACCTGCAAACGTAGTTAAATGGCATGGGCTTAAACATATTATGGATATGCAAGCGGAAGCTGAGATGGGCTTAATGGCTATGCAGATGGACGGATTAATTCAACATGGGCAAGAGGAACCCAATGGCGAGGGATCTGAGAACTCCGAAGTATCGGATGAAAGTGATCCCCAACAAGAAGAAGCCGAAGCGAAAGCCGAAGCATCCGAAGATGTCGCATCAGAAGAGATGGACATAGAGATCGCCACTGTAGAGGTGGATGATCATTTAGATGACGATGAGGAAACCAAGAAGGTTTCACCAAAGTCAAAACCCCTACCAGCGATATCGAAAAAACAGAAATTGGTATTTGCTATTTGATATGGATACCCGACTTGTCGGACCCAGAAAGTTATAAATGGAAAAGAAACAGAAGTACTCACGCGCACCAGAAGCTGACAATGAATTATCATACAGCGAAGAGTTGGCGGCTCAACAGCAACCCGTGGAACAATTAGATGCTGAAGAAGAATCCTATAAAAAACGCTATCAAGACATTCAGCGCCACATTCAAACGGTGCGGGATCAGTCTGCACAGCAAGTTGCAGAAGTGCAAAGGCAGCTTGATGAAGCTACTAAGAAGCAAATTAGGTTTCCCAAAACTGATGCAGAAGTTGAAAGTTGGTCTAGGAAGTATCCTGATGTTGCCAAAATCGTTGATACAATTGCTCGTAAACGGGCCAACGAAGTTCTGGCAGAAGGCGAAGAGCGCCTTAAAAAAGTAGAGAACTTTGAGAAGAGCCTTCACAAGCAATCGGCTGAACAACAGCTTATGCAGAAGCATCCTGACTTTTCCAAAATACGTCAGGACAAACGCTTCCATGATTGGGTAGCCCTACAGCATCCTTCTATTCAAGATAGCGTCTACAAGAACAACACAGACGCTGCATGGGCTTCTAGTACCATCGACTTGTTTAAGGCGCAGACAGGATACCGTAGCAGCGATAAGGGTGCGGCCCAGAGTGTCGGAAAGACTAGTTCCGCATCACCTACTGCTAAATCAAAAGCTACGTTCTCAGAGAGCATGGTACAGGGCATGAGCGATGCACAGTATGAGGCTAATGTAGAAGCCATCGATGCTGCTATTCAATCAGGTAAGTTTGAATACGACATATCAGGCGCTGCAAGATAATTTAAATACTAGGTGTTTTTTTTGAAAAGTATAGTTGACAGAATTAACACCTAGTAGTAAGCTAACGCTGTTCCCATGAGGGGACAGATATAGTAATTAACTATTGTATTATATAACACTCTATGTTATAATGATCGTATTGATTAACTTAGACAGAGGACACTTCTCATTAAGAAGTATACCCAAAAGTCTATAACCCCCCCAGATAAATCCCGACTAAGTCTACCAGTGCCAAGAGAACCACTTATTTAGTGACACCCTCTATTGGAACTGACACTTGAGTTCAACTTATCTGATTTAGCTACCTCCAACTACAGACACTCTACTGAGTGTTAATATTTTAAGTAGTCGAGGTGTATTTAAAGCCATTTCATTTAAAGGATAACACAATGGCATTTCCAAAGGCATCAGGTTATACCAACCTCAATCAGGGTAATTTCAGCCCAGTAATTTATAGCAAAAAAGTACAAATGGCTCTGAGGAAGAGCAGCGTTATTGACGCAGTAACCAACACAGATTACGCAGGTGAGTTGGCAAATTTTGGTGATAGCGTAAAGATTATCAAAGAACCCGACATCACTATTACGGCATATGAGAGGGGTACGCAACTCGCAACTCAAGATCTCGTCGATGACGATTTTACTATGGTTGTTGATCGCGCCAATTACTTCCAATTTTCTGTCGATGACATCGAAGAACAGCACCAACATGTTTCGTTCCAATCCCTTGCATCTGATCGCGCTGGCTACAAACTGCGTGATGCATATGACGCAGAAGTACTTGGCTATATGTCAGGCTGGAAGACACCTTCCGCATGGGCGCGTAACACCACAACCAATGGTACTAAAGCAGATGCCGCTGCAGGTTCAGACGAATTGCTGGCAGCGAATAAGCTAGATATCACTGACTTTGGTGGTAGTGATCTTGGTAACACTGGCGAAGTAACATCTATTCCAATCGCCGCTGGCGGTGGTGCTGGTGGTATCACTTCACCTTTGGCTGTCCTAAACCGCATTGCGCGTCAGATGGATCAGGCAAATGTAGATACAGACTCGCGTTGGATCGTAGTGGACTCCGTCTTCGCAGAAGTCTTAATGGACGAAGATTCAAAGTTAATTAATTCTGACTTTGGTGGTGGAGATGAGCTTCGTAATGGGCGTCTGCCCGGAACTCTTCGTGGATTCCAAATCTACAAGTCCAACAACCTTCCATACCTTGGTACGGGTGCTGGTACAGCCGCTTCGGCTGGCTCTGAAACAAATTTCGGAGTGCTAGTTGCTGGTCACGCATCTGCAGTAGCTACAGCGGAGCAAATCTCTAAAACAGAGACTTTCCGTTCACCTACAACATTCGCAGACATCGTCCGTGGCATGCAGTTGTATGGTCGCAAGGTACTACGCCCAGAGGCGTTGTTCACTGCTAACTACAACTTGGCATAACACTTACTTAATACAGGGGGCTGGCACAAGCTGGCCCTCTAACTTTTTTTAGGACTGTTGCTTAATGGCCTCTAATTACATCACGCTCTGCAATCAAGTACTGCGCCGCTTAAATGAGGTGGAGATACCAGAAGCTGATTTTCCTAATACAAGAGGTGTACAGTCTTTAGTTAAAGACGCAGTAAAGGCGGCTGTAGCCAAGATTAATCAGGCTGAGTTTGAGTGGCCTTTTAATGCTGCAGAATTTACACAGACACTAACTGCCGGTCAGACAGAATACGCATGGCCTAACGCATTTAAAATTGTAGATTGGAATAGCTTTCAGCTACAGAAGAACGACAGTCTAGGCGTAGGTTATAAGTCTCTAGGCTACATGGATAGAGATGAGTGGTATGCTTCCCACAGAGATGCCGACTATACGGCTGGATCTAGTGGTAGAGATATACCTACTAAAGTATTTCCCTCACATGGCAATGGCTTTGGAGTTACCCCTTCTCCTAACAAAGCATACTCTGTAAAATTTCGTTATTACTTGAATTACACAGACCTGACTTTGTTCAGCGATGTAACCCGCATTCCTCAAAGCTTCGACACCGTAATAATAGATGGTGCGCTTTATCATATGTATATGTTTAAAGATAATATGGAAGCTGCAGCTACGGCTTTAGGAACTTTCCAATCTGGCCTCAAAGACCTGCAAACCCTGTTCATCAACAACTTTGAAAGCATCAGGGATACAAGGGTGGCCTTTTAATGGCAGATTCCATTGAGTCCTATAAGCTAGTATGCTCTGGCGGTCTAAATTCTAATGAGAACCACCTAGACCTATCCGACAATAAGTCTGGTGCAGCTACTCGTTTAGTTAATTTTGAGCCAAGCCTCTACGGTGGATATCGCCGCCTAGAAGGGTACAACCACTTTGGCGATATAAACTCTACTGTTGGCGGCTCTGCGACTGAAGGCAAAGTCCTTGGCCTAGCAATTTATGATAACGCACATATAGGCAATCCATACGTTATTGCTGCTAGAAAAGTAGCTGGATCTAACACATACAAATTCTACAAGTTTGTTGCTCTCAGTGGCTGGCAAGAGATTACTAGTGCCCCCGCAAGGTCTATGACGATTGGCAGTCGCTCTGTAGAGAAGTTACGCCATGTACAGTTTGATTGGGGCAGCGGCTCTACTATCTGCTTCGTAGACGGGGTAAACCCAGCGGTAATATTTGATGGCTTAAACTGGTACGAATTACTACAAGCCAATACAGGCGGCACTAGTTCTCCGGGCGGGGATCAGCTAGTAGACGCCCCCTCTATCGTAGGCGAATATCAAAAGCATCTCTGGGTTGGCGGGGATAAAACTTCCAGAGCTACTATCCGACATTCAGCCCCTAATGATCCTTACACTTGGACAAATGCCGCTGGTGGCGGTTTAGTAAATCCCGCATTTAACGTAGTTCAGATAAAGCCCTTTCGTGATAATTTATTTATCTTTGGAAGTAACGGCATAAAGAAAATAGTCACCTCTAGGACGAATGCTAGTCCACCAGCAACAGTTTTTACCGAAGAGAATGTAACTAATAACGTAGGCTGTATAGCCAGAGACAGCGTAGTAGAAATTGCTGGCGACTTATTATTTCTAGCGCCTGATGGGTTTAGACCTGTAAGCTCGACTTCTAAAATTGGTGACGTAGAACTGGAAACGGTTAGCAAACCTATTCAAGTTTCTCTCGTAAATCTTATTAAAAATAATGACATGGATACTCTAAATTCCGTAGTCATTAGAGGTAAGTCGCAGGTACGGTTTTTTGTAGGCGACGATACTACTGACCAAATAGATAGTACTGGCATCATAGGTGGCTTATATGATCAAGCGGGTAGCATTAGTTGGTCCTTTGGAGAGCTAACAGGGATCAGGGCTTCTGTCACAGAGTCAGGGTACATGGGTACGGAAGAGCTTGTCCTACACGGCGATTATGACGGGAAAGTTTACCAACAAGAAAAGGGTAACAACTTCGCAGGTAATAATATTATTGCCGTGTACAGCACCCCATACTTAGACTTCGGGGATACTGAAGTCCGTAAGACTATTCGCAAAGTAAATACGTTTGTACGGGCAGAAGGTCCGACAGAGTTTTACTTAAACGTAGACTACGATTGGGGTGACTATTCCACAAGCAGACCCTCTGAGTATGTGCAATCATCAGATGGCGGTCCTGTCGTATATAACGAATTAAATTTAGACTACGGAGATGCCAACGTCCTTTATGGCGGCAACTCAAAGCCGATCCTTACATCAGATATTCAAGGATCAGGTTTCTCAACAAGAGCTACTTTTGTGACAATAGGGCAGTCGGAGCCTTATTCGATCCAAGGGATAGTATTTGAATTTTCGGTTTCGGGGAGAAGATAGACTATGGCAGGTTACACACGCCAATCCGTTAGCCAAATTCAGAATGGTGCGGATATCACGGCTCCACCCCTTAATGCTGAATTTAACCAACTACTCGCAGCCTTCAATGCCGCAAGCGGTCATGGACATACAGGTGCGACTGGCGATGCGCCGCCTATTCCTCTAGCAACTTCTCTTTCTGGCTACCTACCTGCAGTTCATGGTGGTACAGGCGGTAGAAATAATAACTCTGCTTCTAGCAACCCAACAGTGACAGATGACAGCGGGTCAGGTTATGCAGTAGGCTCTGTATGGCTTAATACAGCTAACGACAGAATATTCATCTGCGTAAATAATACTAACAATGCAGCTTTATGGAATGAAGTTGTAGCCAGTGACGGGTTAAAGTTTCACCCAGAAACAACTAATACGGTAGATATTGGTACAGCGTCTAACCGCTATAAGAATATGTACCTCTCAGGTACAGCTACTATTCCTACAGTAACTGCAACTACAATAAACTCAGGTTCTGTAACGACTACGGGCATGGGTACTTTCCCTACAGTAAATGTAGACGGCGGTACTGTAGACGGTACAGTTATTGGCGGTAATTCACCTACGGCTATTACTGGCACTCAGATAACGGCTAATAGTGGCTTTGTTGGTTCCGTAACTGGTGACATAAGCGGTAATGTTACATCCACTGGAACATCAGTTTTTAATAACATTACTTTAAATGGTA